CCGATGATGACGGTAGTCACGCCGGAACGGTACACCTTCCTACGTGTGCCGAGGGACGCGCGAAGGTTCCCGGTAACCTTGTGCCCGGAAAGAGTATTGCGCGCCGCACGTAGTATCGGCTTGGCAGCCTTGGTCATAACTCGCGGCGTAATCTTCTTGCGTACCTTGTCCGACAGCTTATCGAGGGCACGTATCAACGCCTTCTCACCGAAGACTTCGACAGAGACACGCGGTGTAGGGAACCAAGCCATTAGCTCACATCCTCCCGGCACAACAGCTCGTGCGTTATGTCACGGTCGTCGACATTCACAATGCCCACGACCTCCAGCATACGACCGCGATGTTTGAGCCGACTACGGTGCGTCAGGTCCGGGTTGTATCGCATCACCACCCGCTGTGTTGCCGCCGCATCTGTCTTCGCCGCAGCCAGCAGTTCGTCCGATCGCAACGGCTCAACGGCTGCCCATTCCTTGCTGGCGACAGTGAACGCAAGCTTGACCTCACCCGATGCCGATTGCGTTTCGGTCGGGTTGTGGATCTCAACAAGATGTCGCCTGCGTTGAGCGTTCCGCATTACACACTCCCTGCCGCCATTTCAATACTGAAGGCCGCATCGCCGTCACCGCTAGTAACATCGATCTCCTTGTCCGCACCGGCCACTGTCGGAGCCTCTTCTGCGAGGTATCCTTGCCACACCCCACCAGCGACCACTGCGACCTGCCCAGCGGCATCGCCGAACAGCTCGTATCCGTTAGCAGCCCCATCGGCGAAAACAACAACGCCAGTATTCGCAGCGGGGCATTTGATCTTGACGAGCTTGACCTTGAGCCCACTGAACGTCGCGTCTGGAAGGTTGCTGCGAGTCAATGCCGTCAAGTCAATTTTCGCCGTTCCGGCAACAAGGTTCCCCGTGTACGACCAGCCTTTCGTAATGTCCACGGTAGTGCCACCGTCCAGCGTTGCCTTGTGCGCTCCGATGTTGTGGACGATCGTCGGATCAGACACATCAGTCATGCCCAACACGGCGTCTTCTGTGATCACGAGTTGCATGTCGTATGTTGCAGTTGCCACCATAGCCGTACCCCTTACCGCTTAACGTCCGCAGGTATCCCGGCATCGTTCCACTCGCGTGCGTACTGGTACACCGGGTCAAGGTTCTTGTCTGGCCACATCACAAGCTCGACCAGATGGCCGACCACTACCCGGTTCGCCAGACCGACCGTGTTGCCGGAAGCTTTCCAGTGATTCCAAAATCCAATGTCAGCGTCTACACGCCCATCACCCCACCGCCCGTCCGCGTTCGGCGTCTCTGGCATCCACGGGCGAGGCAAGGCGCGGAGCTTGTCAGCCCTGAACAATGTCAAGCCAAAGTGGCCGGTCTTGACGCCTAACACGTGCTGTGCAAAGTCCGCCGGGTACAGCGTCTTCCGATTCGCAACTTCTTCCGGTGACATACCGAACAGCATAGAACCGTCGCCCCGATTCATCTGCAACGGGATCAACGCATCCCATTCCGGCAACGCCTCAGCCAAGTGGTACAGACTACGGACGTCATCCTTCGTAAACAGCGTATCGTAATCACAGGTGAGAACGTACTTGCAGTCTTCCAACGCTATCACACGTTCCATGATCTCGCTGAGTATGTGCGACCAGTACGCGCCTTGACCCATGACACATTGGATGTTCAAGGCACCGAAGACAGTCGTGGCGCACTGCGCATGGGACATCGGCCCGAATCGTGGGCAGGACAGACAAGCATACACGCCCTCCGGCTTGCGGATGTCCGAGATCGGCTTGTAGCCCATCATGTTCAGGCTGACAGGCAGGGCCGCGCAATCATCGGTGACAGCCTTCCACAGACCGACACGCTCCAACCCGCAGTTGACCATAAGTTCTTGCAATGCTGCATGATCGAAGATGCAACCGTGGTGATCGTTCTTGTCGGTGTGGCCGCCCATGATGTAGCCTTGCGACTGGATCGGCACACCGTCCACAAGTTGCTTGGCGATCCAGCGAACGTCAGGCACCGCCACCCTGATCCGTCCGCCGGGCTTGAGTTTGTCGACCCAATGCTGAAGCACTGTCACAACCGCGCCATTGTGTGAAAAGTGTTCCAGCACGTGGCTTGCGTAAATCTCCTCTACGCTACCGTCCTCGTATCCATCCAGCGGGTACACCTCGCCGCCCGTCTTCCGATCGATAGACGTGAAGCCCGGCAGCGGCTTATCGCCTGCTCCGAGATTCAACCTGATCGGTGCGTCGCCCATGAAGCCTCCCTAAATCTGGGGCACCGCGTAGGCACCCATCATCGTATCCAAGTTATTGAACGGCATCAGGAAGCGATCCCCGACTGCCGACGCGAACGGCCCAGCCCGATCCGCCATGACCTCGACAGCCATCCGCAGGCCATGGATGAAGTTCTCAGGGATCTTGGCCACCGTCGTGTAGCCGGCAACGAATGTCAGCACCACCGCGTTGTAGCCATCGTCCTCAACGTCGCTGGGCCAGCTCAAGCCCTCGTAAGGCTTGATCTCTGCGAACATGCTTTTGTTGTCGACGACGAAATCGGTACCCTCGGTTATCCCCGTTACCACACCGTTCTCATTGACGTACGTCAGCGTAGTCACCGTGGCGTATGGCGGCCGTGGGATAATCAGCGGCGTCTCGAAGCGTTCCCAGTACGCGATCCAGGTGGTAGTCAGGAACGTCATGTCGTTGACGTCCTCGAAGTACGTCCGGGCCGCCTGAATACAGCTCTCGATGTACGGGTCTTCTTCAGTCTGATTGATACGGCTGTGCTCACGTACGTCAGCCGCGGTCAACGGTATCAGTGTTGCCTCGACAGAACGCTCGACGATCTTAGCCATATCGAATCCTCCTAACGCGGTGGCCTATCACGACCCGATTCGCCAGACCCAGCGTATTGCCCGCCTTCTTCCACGTGCGCCAGAAGTCGATGTCGGGATCGACACGCCCATCGTTCCACCCGCCGTCGGGGTCAGGCGTTTCAGTCATCCACGGCTTAGGCAGCTCGCGTAGCTTGTCAGCACGAAACATCGTCAAGCCAAAGTGCCCGTGCTTGGCTTTCGTAACGTGCTGATCGAACTCGGCAGCGTAGAACGAGCTACGCATCTTGTCATTACTGTCGTACATCCCAGCGAGGATCTCGTCGGCTTGCCGCTTCTGCTGGAGCGACATAAGGGCATCCCACTCCGGCAACGCCTCCATTAGCCGATAGAGTTCCAGTATGTCTTGCGCCGTAAAAATAGTATCGTAGTCAGTCGTAAGCACGTACCTGCACGTTCGGGCGGCAAGACACTTTTCAATAAGCGTACTGAGCGTATGTGACCAGTATGCACCTTGCCCCATATGGAACCCGATGCGAAGGAACGAAAACGCTCCCATTGCACATTGCATATGGATCATCGGCCCGAAGCGAGGGCAGGACAATACAGCAAGCACGCCTTCGGGCTGGACGACTGGTAGCGTCGGCTTATAGCCCACGAGGTTAAGACTGACGTCCAGCGAGGCGCAGTCCTTGATGGTAGGCTCCCACCCGCCGATGCGTTCCAGTCCACAGTTGACCATGAGTTCGACAAGTGTTTCGCGATCGAAGATCGTCTTGTGGAAATCGTTCTCGTCCGACTGCCCGCCCATCATGTAGGCTTGCAGAGGAATCGGGACGGGCACCTCCTTGGTAACCTGTTCGATCATCCAATCCATGTTGGGCACCGCGATACGCATCCGTCCGCCGGGCGCCAGAACACGCATCCACTCATTGAGCACCAACGGAACCTCTCCATGCGGAAAGTGCTCCAGTATGTGCGAAGCGTAAATCTCCGCTACCGTACCATCCTTATAGTCTTCAAGCGGATAGACTTCCTTCCCATCCTTGCGGTCCACGGGCACGAAGCCAGGCAGCTCCACGCCGCCCGCACCCAGATTCAGTTTGACCAACTCGTCGCTCATGCAACCTCCCGTTTTTCTGCTCGTTCACCACGTATCGATTCTCTTCCGAACGCATCCACATACGCCCGGAGCGCCGCTCCGTACAGTCCCTCGAATACCGTCAACAAATGCGGCGGGAACTCTTCCTTCCATTGACCGGACTGGCCGCTCCTAAAGAACTTAGGGTGCGTCTCCTGTAGCTTCTTGAATTCTGGCACGCTGTCGCTCTTGGGCTTGAAGTCCAAGCCTAATGCGTCTACCGCTTTCGTCACTGTCTCGACGGGATTGGCAACCAGATCCTCAAAGTGGATACGTGGCGCCGGACGACCTAGCCACGTAACTGTATGTTGCGCCCATGTGCCGTAAGGGCACAAGCCGCGGACGCAACGTGTAAGCACTTCCCAGTGCTCGCCATATACGCCAGACATATCCTTGAGGAAATGCGCATAACTGACGAGCACATCCCGTGGATCACGCACAAGGTGAATAGCGGGCATCGGACCCCATGCGTGATCGATGTTGTGGGTCTTCACGAAGGCGCCGGGCTTTCCATTGCACTCCTGTGGATACAGGCGCCCTGCTGGAAACAGGGCGCCCGTAGCCAGCCATTCATTCGCTTTATCCGTGTAGGTCGGCACATCGTAGAGGCTTTCGATCACAAGGCGCAAGAATGTCACGCCGGATCGAGGATAGGCCGCCAGCCACACGGTTGGAATCTGTGTACTCATAAATCCTCAGTTACCCGAAGTACGCCAGCTCACAGTTAGCCTCAGCAGACGTCCCAGGCGACTCATCGGGCCGGAACAGGTTGAACCACGACGCAGCCACCTCAGTGGTCGTCGTCGATCGCGCCACTACGCGGAAGTACCTCATCTTTCCGACGAGCGAAATTCCGAGCATGTAGCTATTGCAGATGCCCGCATCGCGAGACGCTGTCGGAATGGTATAGTCCGTCCCGGCAACATACCCCGCGATCGTCGCGAAGTTGGTCGCAATCGTGTTCTCGCACTGCTGCAACTCGAACGCAATCGGGAAGATGCTGGTGTTGGCCTGCGTATCGCCAGCCATGCAGCACAAGAGATAGTTGTACCCTTTGCAATCGCACGTAACGCCCGCAGCCGTAGCGGCACAGTCCAGGCTCGGATCAACAAAGTTGACGTGCATCCTATTCGGTCCGCAATGAATCATTCGCTATCCTCCTTCGTGGTTGAAGGGGTTAAAGTTGCTTTCATCCGTCCCGGCCTGGGACGGCTTGTCCTCGCCGCCGTCTCGCCAGTTGGCGGAGCGTCCGCAGTCTCGACGACTGGGAGCTTCGCCCGCGTCTTCGGCGGCTTGTACTCTTCGGCCTGCACAAGCGCGCCGGCCGTACGCAAACTACGGAACTCGCCGCCCGACAAACACATACCGGGTTCGATACTGTCGCCGGGAGACCAGCCCTTGTACGTCTGCGTAAATGTCCACTTTCCAGAAGCCATAGACACCTCCTATTACGTCTGGCCCTTGAACCCGACCAGCGGCCCCGGTGTCGTGGCGTCGCCTGGACTGTGGTGGACGAAGTCGAAGCGTTCGATGGCTCGCGTTGCAATCTCGTCAGTATCGAAGTACCGAGACGTGTCACGCGCAACCTCAAGGCCACGCCGCTCACCGAACATGCAAGCCTGCGACATATCGCCGAACAGGAACATAATCGCAAGGTTGATCGCCGCCGTGGTCGTTGGCATCACCTGCGTAACGCGGATCGGGTAGCCGAGCAGTGTCGGCATCAGCCCCGACCGAGCGTCTTCCATCGTCGCTCCGCCGTTGGCGAAAGCGAGCCGCTGAAGGCCAAGTGTGAAGCCAACTTGCGAGACATACCATGCCGGATCGCCAGCAAGGGCATACTCCGGACAAAGCGCCAACGTGCCTTCGATGTCGGCCCAGTCGAGCGTAGCCCAACTGTCGTTAGCGGCCGTCGCGAACACGCCCGAGCTATCCGTGCCGGCACCGTCGAAGTCGAGCAGCTTGGTACGAATACCAGTGATTCCACCATACGTCAGCGTCCCGTCACCATTGAACCCGCACTGATCCTCTTTCAAAGCGAATGCGTGCGCGGCGTCTTGTGCGAACTGGTCGGCCATACTGATGATGGCGTCCTCGTCGAGTTCGCTAGACATCCGGTTCAGGATCGTGAGCTTGTTGGCAACAAGCGTAATGACGTCCCACGTCGAGTCGGCCGCAGTCAGAGCCGTTTTCTCGCCAACAAAGTAAGGCGTGAACCCGTCAGTCTGACGGCTCACGTTCTTCGTGTCCGAGGCCATTGGAACGATACGGCTGTTCTGACGAATCACTCCGTACTTCTCACGCAGGACCACGATCTGCTGGTCGAGTTCGTCAGGGACAACGGCACCACCCTTGGCGATTACGCCCTCGACCATAACACGCTCTTCGGTGTGGATGTCGTGTCGTTCGCACCATCGGCGCGCGTCAACGTCGCCAAGCAGTTGCGCCTGAATCCACTTGCCGGAACGGTAAGCGGCCTCGTGCCCTTCCCGTGTATCAGGAAACGCCTTGGTCTTCCCGTACCGCCGAAACTCGCGCGGGTACATATCCCGAGTCGAGTAGTTAGTCTTCTTCGGATCGATGCGAGATACGGGCATTTCCCGCGGCTCGCTCAGACTTGCTACACGTTCGCCAATTCTGGCGCTGATCTTGTCGTCTTGCTCACGCTTCTCGATCGCGGCGTCACACTCGTCGACTTCTTTGTCGAGCTTTGCGATCTCCGCTTTCTCATCTTCGGAATAATTCCGATCACCTTCACTGGAGCGCTTCTGCTCCATATCTCCGAGCGTTTTGATCTTGTGCTTGCGCTCCTCAAGCAAAAACTCTAGCGTCTGTGCCATCACAGAGCCTCCTGTATGTTAAAGTTACACACAGGCGCTACGCGGGTTCATCCGCGTATACCACCACTTTGCACAGGCGCTACGTGGGTTCATCCACGTATACCACCATTCCGATGCGGCCTAAGCCGCTACTGCTGCCAAGACCTTCTCTCGCTCAGCGAGTTGCATATCGGCCTCGACCATGAGCTTGCA